CTAATACCCTATTGTTCGTTTCTATACCTTCTGTGGTTATGCCTTTAGCCACTTGGTATAAAAGTGAAGGTGACACCGAGATGCAATATTACAGAAACGGCCTTATAATTAATGACAATATTAACGTTAAGGATATGGTCGATACGTATTCCTCTTGGAGGATGACATACAAATCTCAGACAACTAGCTTAAACGCCACTAACTTTAACAATCAAGGTGTTGTTACATCTTGCCAGTTTAGACCCAATGTGTCTAGAATAAGCTTAGCTGCTCTTATTGAACGTTCTGGTCGAAGTGAAGAGGTCATAAAAGCCATATACCATGCGTATGAGGGTCGGAGTGAAACTTCTGTTTCCTTAAAGGAGATGGTTAAGAAACTCTCTGATGGATCTGCGCTACAAGATACAACACAGCTTGTAGACTTGGGTGTAATACCAGCTACGGCCACACAGGTCGAAATGATTAGCCCCATGGCTGCGTCAACAACAGCTAAAGAGGGTGCCTTTATGATTAATAGCTTTTCGCAACCCATTGCTGAATATAAGTCAGTTACTTATTCTGGTGTTAAATCTGAGACTCCTGTAATACCTCCGTGCTTTTACTTTTTTAAGACCAACGCTGGAGCATATGGTTACAAGCCTTTTACCCAACCTGATATTATCCCAGGTTCTATTGGTGAAGTGGTTCAAGATATCACGTGGAGCGACATGACTTGGGGTTGGATTATGTATTCTGGTTTAACTGAGGCTGCTGTCACAAGCGGTGTCGGTTATCCTTATATTACCATCAAGCCGATAACTGGTGCTGAACTTCAGCCCAAACCAGGTTCGGTGGTTGCACCATATTCTCATGCCAGTGCTATGCCCGATCAAAAAGCAATTGAGATTGCGGCACTGTCTGCGTATGGAAGAATGGATGCACTCCCTGCCCGTTATAATTTCTTAGGGTCGATTTTTCCCCTGATGCTTAAAGCAGCTCCAGCTGTTATTGGTGCGTTAGTTAACGCCTTTGGCACCAAAACTACTGTTAAGAAAGATAACGATAGAGCAGAGCAGATCTTAGGAACTGCTAATCGCTTATTGAGTTCTGTCAAAGCTGACAAATTGAGTAAAGCGAAAGAGACTAAGGAACCAGCTACTCCATCCACCACTGTTGCTGTTAAGCTTGCTACAAAAAAGATAAGAAAGAGGAAGGCCAAAGCGAAAACATAGATTCAGTACTAAATTACATTTTATCTTATTTTCATTTTTCTTCGTTGTTTTAATTAAATTTATTTTTATTTATATTTATTTATTTATTTATTTATTTGTTTCATTTAATCATTTTATATTTATTTGATTTGATTTATTTATTTATTTATTTATTTATTTTATTTATCTAATCATTTTGCATTTATTTTATTTGATTCATTTATTTATTTATTTATTTATTTTATTTAAATTTATTGGTGAAGCCAGGGAAAGCTTCCTGGGGTCCACCGGGTTCGTATCTGTCAAAATACTACGGAAACACGCAAGGTGACTACGTCAATTATTACCCCCTCTTTTTAGAGGTTGATACGTGGTGAGCATGTTGATCATCCCATGAGGGATACCAACGCGCCCATTAGGTTCGCACTTTTAAAGAATACGCAACTGTGTATTTCCTCCTTATACGGTAGTGCGGGGCTCAATACTCAGGGTACAAGTATCCTGAGCTATT